CTGCGTCCCTGTATCCCATCCGCCACCGCCGCCACCTGCCGCCGCGCCGCCAAGACCCATAAACATACCGCTAAGAGCATCCTGCATTGGGCCGAGTAGACTTTTCTGTAGAGCCATCTGGATTAGGGCTTCAATCAGCCCCTTTACCGCATCCTTGGCGGAATTTGCACCTGAAATGATGCTCCCAAAGGCATTTGTGAACGCTTGGGCGGCGTTTTCCGCATACTCGCGCTTCTCCGCTAACAAGGTCATGGCATCGACCTCGCCAAGAAGGGCAAGTTCCATCTCCTTAATCTTCGCAACCATCTCCGTATATTTTTCGGGGGCCATCTTGTCCTTGTTCATGGACGCGATACGGGCAGAGGCTTCAGCGGAAATAGCCGCCTTCTTCATAGCGTTTTCGTATTCAGGGCCAAATACGCCCGACAACCCCTGTTGCTTCTCCATGACGGCGAGTTGCTCATTCCCCGATCGTATCCATGACTCGATAGCGCGAGTGGACTCGACCGTTGCCGCCGTGCCGCTCTTGCGCTGGGCCGTAACAGCATCCTTGAGGCTGTAATTCTCCCTTATAAGGTCTCGTATGGCCTGCGCTTGCTCATCTGACACCTGAATGACGGACTTCGCGTTAAGTTTTTGTATTTCCGTGAGTGCGGCTTGCTCGATAGCAGTCTCCCTAGCCGTCTCTCCTAATACGGCAAGGATTGCGTTTTCGTCTTCAAGTGCCAGTATCGTATCTTGGGCGGCATCTTGGATGGCCGTCATGCCTCCGCCGCGAACTGCGCCGAGCGACTCAAGTTCTAGCGCGATAGCCTGTATTTGGCCACGGACAGCCTGCAAAGCCGCGCTACGGAAGAGACGGCCAGCGGAAGCATCTATATCTGCGCCGTCACCGAAAGGCCCCTTGATGGTCTCCATTTGCGCCATCTTTATCATCCACTCGTCTAGCCCCGCTATACGGGCATCGCTCAACTTAACCTCAAGGGCCTTGCTTAATTCCAGTTTCTTTTGGTAGTCCTCAAGCCCCCGCAACTGCCCCCGCAACGCCGCAATGATTTCCGACTTCGCTCCTCCCGTCCGAGCATCGCGGAGGGTGTTTTCCGCCTCAACCACATCGTATATAGCGGCCTCGACGCGCTCCGCCTCCTTGACTAACGCCGAAAGGTCTACCGTAACCTCCTTGGACGACCTCGACCATGCGACAAAGCCAGCAACGGCAAGCCCTACAGCGGTTACGATAGCCCCGATAGGGTGCGCTGTTATGACCACCCATAGGTATTCAACAGCAAAGGTAAGCGTCCCAAATTGCGCCGCCGTTGAGATCGCCGCCAGCCCTAATGCCCCTAGGAATGTCGCAAGTTTTAGCGCAACAAACGCCGCGCCTGCAACCGTTATGGCTGTTACCGCTACGGCGAGAGCCTTCCCCGCCAGTCCCGCCTTTTGCCATGCTCCATCAACCTCGCCAACGATTCGCGTAACATCAACCAATACATCCAAAAGGTCATGCATGACCCCAACTAGCCCCGCGTCCCCCGCGTCGAGAGCGACCTCCTGCATGGCTGATTGGAAGGCAATCCACTTGCCCACGACGGTTTGTTCTAACTCACGCGCCATTCGCGTATGCTCGTCGGTCGTCTCGCCAACCAGTTTTATTTGGTCTTTAAGGTGTCCGTTCATCTCTGTAAGGGCCAAGCCTGCGGCGACCTGCCTGCGCGTAAAGATACGGGCGTAAAGGTTTGCTTTCTCCATGGGATTTTCAAGAGAATCCACACCTTTCCTCAAAGCGTCCATAATCTGCGTTAGGCTTTTTGCCGCAGGGTTCACATCCCTGTAGGCGACATTCATCTGCTTCAACGCTTCCATCGTCCGCTTGGTTGGCCCCGCCAAAGCCAACATCACGCCTCGGAATTGCGTTCCTGCACGAGTTCCACGAATACCACGGTCAGCCAAAACACCCATCGCCGCCGCCGTTTCCTCAATAGACACGCCCGTAGAGGCCGCAACCGTTCCTGCATACTTCATCGACTCGGACATATCCCGAACGGTCATGTTTGCATTGTTGGAGATAACCGTAAAGACATTGGCAACGCGCCCCGCATCAGAAGCGTCTAGCGCGAACTGCCGAATAGAGTTCGCCATATATTGCGTAGACTCTGCAAGCGTAAGCCCACCTGCCGTAGCCAAGTCCAAGGAGTCTTTAATGGCCCTCATCGACTCCTCTGCCGAGAAACCCGCACGGGCGAGTTGGAGCATACCTTCTGCGGCCTCGTTTGCCGTATATCGCGTGGTCGCGCCCAACACCCTAGCAACTTCGGTCATTTGCTCCATCTGGGCGGTCGCCGACCGAGTAACCAACTCGACCGTCTTCATCGTCTCCTCAAAGTCGGCAATGGTGCGAGTCGTGCCTTTTATGCCCTGCAACGCCTTGAAAACCAAGAACGCTTTGCCCATCTGTTTCGCTAAAGTGCCGAAACTGCCGCCAAGGGTCTTGTTCGCCGCCGTGGCTCGTGCCGCACCAATCTTGATATTGTTGGTTGCGGCTACAAATTGGTTTCCGCCAACAGCCGCTTGTCGAGCGTCAATTGCTAGAACTAGAGTCGTTAGGCTTGCCATCTTTTTCTTCTTCTTGGGAGCGATTCCATTTTAGGAAGGCCATGTCAAGGGCCATGATGAACTCATAATACCTTGTTTTTTCGCTAACGGTGGACACCCCGTGAATATCTAGCCATGCCGCAACCGCTTGCGCCTGAATAGCATTTACGCTCATCCCGCAAGTCCTTGAGGCGTGTAACTCCCAAAATGCCCTCCAAAATGTGAGCAAGTCGCTATATATCTCTGGCTTTTCTTCCAGAGCGGCAATCTTTGCGCCCCGCCGCTGAGCGGCTTCTAACTGCTCTTGGTGGCTTCCCCATTCCAAGTGCCACTCAAGGGCGGCAGTTAGTTTCCCACAGAATCCTCGTCAATCTCTTGCCGATATAGTTCTGCCTCGTTTGCCGTAATGACAACAAACTTATACATATCGGAGAGAGTTGGGTCGTCAAAGAACTCAAGAGCCTTTTTAGAGGAATACTTGATTTTCTTCCCGTCTTCGCCCTCGATGTTCTTCCAATCGACAAGGAGCGTTTCGGCGGCGGCTTTCTTGGTGATCGCCTCCAACTGCTCTGGCTTTAGCCGCTTATTCCGTATGCCCTTTAGATGCGGCTCGGAAAGTGTGCGGACAAGTTCATCAAACGCTGTATTGCCGATACGGGCAATCTTGAGTTCAATGTCGAGTTCGTATGTAACCCAAACGCCATCAATCTCGCGTTCTGGGTCTGTTTTTACAAGTGAGAGTTTTGCCATTGTCGTAAGTGCTTACCCTAAAAGGAGCAAGGCTAGGAGGATAATACCCCCTAGCCCCTCTCTGATGCAACAACTTCCCCTTATTGCTCGTGATAGTGTGCGATTTTCATGGTGCATTCCTCTGTGGTGTCATAGAGTGCTTGCCAAGAAATATCAGCGATAATGTCCTGATTACGCCCACCCGCTACTCGCTGTGCGTCCGTGAACTTCACTTTGGGGAAATCAAAGATGTATGTTTCGCCAGGTGTGCTTTCTTCGCCTGAAATGCCGATGGATAGTGATGTAACGGTTTGGTTTAGGAACTTGTCATAAGCCGTAGCCGTCTCAAAATACATTTGCATTGAGCCAGTAACCTCAAAGTCGCCCTCGTTGAAGTCTGAAGGGCCGAGAGTGCCGAGCAGATACTTTTTGCGTAGGTTATTTGACGCTTGGAACTGGAAAGATGTCGTGGTGATATCCGCCGTGTTTTCTCGGACAAACTGGACACCATCGGTAGCCGTCATAGCAGGGTTTGTGCCAGCGGTGTAGAGCAATGCTTCCTCGCTGGAAGCGGATGTTTCGGTCAATCCGAGAACATCAAAGTTAGCCTTTACTGTATCTGTTCCAGAGGCATCAATGGACATTCCGTTAATCACGCAACCCGTCAAGAATGCCACCTCTGTTCCCAAGTCGGTGTATTCCCGTTGGAAAGTCATTGAGTCTAGGGTAGAGCCGTTCTTTATTTGGGGGAGCAGTTTGATGGTGAGGGATATGCTCGTCTCGTCTGCCCCGATAGCCTCCTCTACTGTAAAGGTGTTCGATCCCGTTACTGTGGCTACCTTATGGAAGCCGTTACTCGCGGCGTTTGCCGCGCCCGTGATGTAGAGCCATTGACCCACAACAGGGTTGTTTGACCAAAGCGAAGACCTGAAAAATGTCTTGGTTGCTTGCGTTGTGTTGATTCCCGCCAAATCGTCAGCCACCGTTACCAAACTATTGCTATCCGTCCAAACATCGCCAGACATCAGCGAGTGGCCGACAAGCCTGTTTATGCCAAACCCGTAGCGAGAGTAAAGGTTGCAGTTCACGCTACCCGATACGCCTTGGTCTGTCTTGTTCAGCCCCCGAATATCACGGCGAGAATGAATCTCGTCCGATGAAGCATTGGTCAGGTCGCTTTTAAGGCTCTCGGAAAGGATACGGAGTTCTTCGTAAACCGTCCCCGTGCGCTTTACGCCAAAAGTGGTTTCCTCTGCAAAGGAGAGTCGAATTCTGTTTGAGTCAGCCATGATTATTGAATGAGCGCGATTCGCAGGGTTAAGTCCTCGTCAGCGTCATAGAGGGCTTGCCAAGAAAAGTCGGCAATGATGTCTTGGTTTCGACCGCCAGCCATCCGCTGACCGTCTGTGAATTTGACCTTCGGGAAGTCGTAGAGAAACCCGTCTCCGCCGTAATCGCCTTGGTCGTCTGAAAAGCAGATGGCAAGCGAAACCTCGTCTTGGTCGAGAAACTTATCGTATTCCGTTGAGTCAGCGAAATACATTTGCATCGATCCCGTTACCTCAAAATCGCCAAAATTGAAGTCAGTCGAGCCGAGCGTTCCTAGCACTTTCTTTTGCCTAAAGTTATTGGCTACTTGAAACTGAAAGGAGAGAACCGTTACATCAGCCGCATCAAGCCGAACAAACTTAACGCCCTCCGTAGTCGTAAATACGGGGGTTGGGCTAAGTGCCGTGTCGATGTCTTCTGCTGTTGATTCTGTTGTTTCGGTCTGACCAATAAGGTCATAACTGATTTTGACCGTATCCGTTCCAGAAGCATCAATGGAGTATCCGCCCCAAGTAAGCCCCTTGAACATGACTGACTCGTTGCTCAAGTCCGTGTATTCCCGTTGGAGGGCAAAGGAGGATACCGTGTCGCCGTTCACCGCTTGACCAAACATAACGATGGTGAGGCTTACGCCTGCTTCGTTTGCCCCCAAGGTCTCATCCACGGTGAAGGTGTCCGACCCCGTTACGGTGGCTACTTTATGGAAACCGTTGCTTGCGGCATTAGCCGCGCCCGTGATATAAATCCATTGACCAACAACAGGGTTGGCATCCCATGTGCCAGTATCTAGCGCAAATTGCTTAGTGCTTTGCGTAACACTTACGGCATCCGCACTCGCTATCGTTGTCGGACTGCCGCCGCTCCACAATGCTGAACCAATCGCCTTTGGCACAAAGTTTTGATGCTCTCCGTGATAGCGGAAATCAGCGTTGATTGACCCCGA